GTTCCAAAATCACAGTTATCACAATAATGTTTCATTTCCTTTTTTCTATCCTCTTTTGTTGAATGATGTGTCAAAATGTGTAACTTCATATTTGATGTTTTTGTGCTTTTATAATCGCAAAAAGTACATTTTTCTACTAAAATCTTGTCACATCTTTCTTTTCTTTTCTCTCCTGTATGTTTTTTACAAGTCAAATGTTCATTCCATTCTGATATATAATTACATTTGTATTGACATTTTTCACAATTATATTTTGTTTCCATTTTTATTAAATATATTATATTATTATTTTTAAATGGTTTAGAAATATCTTCTTTATAAAGTATATAATGGCAAAGCGGAAGAAATATGATTTTGATCTTTTACAAAAATATTGTAGTGAAAATAATGTAGTTTTATTGGAGGATTATAGCAATCAAAATATAGTTTGCCATTTTGTTATAGAAGGTAAATGTTCAAATAAAGATTGCTCAAATAATTTTAAAAAAAATTTATATAAATTAATAAATACAAATGCAATGTGTAATCCTTGTATTTTTATACAAGCTAAAGTTGTAAGAAAAGAAACTAATTTGAAAACAATTGGAAAAGAAAATTATTTTCAATGTGAAATAATTAAAAATAAAATTAAGGATACTAATATTAAGAAGTATGGTGTTGAATACATTAGTCAAAGTGAAATTATTAGAAATAAAGTAAAAGAAACGTGTTTGAAAAATTATGGTTTTGAACATCAATCATACAATAAAACTATACAAGAGAAAATTACTCAAACTAATATATTAAAATATGGCGTGGAACATCTTATGAAAAATCCTGAATATTTAGAAAATATGTTAAAAAATGCATTCAAATTTAAAAATTATACATTACCTTCAGGGAAAATTATTACATATCAAGGTTATGAAAATTTAGCGTTAGATGAATTAATTATAAATGAAAAAATTGATGAATCAGATATAATTACAGGTTGTAGAAATGTTCCAGAAATAATATACCTAGATGAAAATAATAAAACACATATTCATTTTGTAGATATTTTTATTCCTTCTCAAAATAGATGTATAGAGGTTAAATCTACTTGGACTTTTACAAAATCTAATGTTTTGTTGAAACAAAAAGCAGCAAAAGAATTAGGTTATAAATATGAAATTTGGGTGTATGACAGAAACCACATCAAAACTTGTTACGAATAATGCTGTTAATAAAGCGTATATCGATACGAATCCTTCACGCGAGTTATAGCTCCTTCCGCGGTGGATTCCTTACCAGAATATTTAAGGTCATTATATAAAAACTGCGCAAAAGCACCTTGATCATTTTCTACTCGCGTATTTGGTGTGCTGTAAAACACTCTGTTTGATTGGTCTAGTTGAAAATTTTCCCAAAGGTCTGGGTAAAGTTGTTTGTTCGTATTTTTTATACCTGGGTTCAGCATTTGAACCGCCTTCTTAATATTTTTAGTAATGTCTTCATCGACACCTACGTTAAATGATGGTGGTGCGGATTTTCGTTCCGGATCATCATTAATTTGCGTCAACAAAACATTGCTAAATGGGTTCCTTTTGTTTCCTTCCTTAAATTCATCATTCAATACAGTTTCGAGTGTAACGGGATTTGTAATACTTTTCGGTTTCTGCTTTAATACACTTGGGGAAATATTGTCGCCAAAACCTTCTTGTATCATAGCGCTAGTCAATTTTTGCTTTCGCATTTTAAATAGGACAAAAATAACTGCCAAAGTTAAAAATCCAATCACTAAAATTCTCTGAGACATAGTTGAAACATATCCTAAAATAGTGATTAAAATAATTAATCGAGTAATGGCGTTTAATTTTTGTTCATAACACATTTCGGATGTAGGCCATAATTCAAAAATGTATTCTTTATTAAATAATACTGTTGGGTCATTTGTCCAAAATTGAATTGTCATTATTATATATATATAATCTTTTTTTTAAAGTTTATCAAAAAGTATTTACTATTACTTAATTTTTATTATTTATTTTATACTAAAAATTATTTATAAAATCGAGTGCGTTTATTTCTTGACCTTCTTTTTTTTTTTATCTCCTTTAGACTGTGTTGGTTTGGCGCCACGAGGTGTTCTCTCTGCTTTCTCACCAGAACTAAATATTTTGATAATTTCTTCTTCTGAAATGGTTGGTTGTAAAGGAGTAGAAGCAAAAGCAGTCGCAGTTTGCGCCTTAGCCTTTAAATTTGCTTCTGCTTTGGCGCGCATTCGCTCCTTCATTTGCGCGGTTTTCATTCTTTTATTCAATTGTGATTCCATAGCAGCAGTATTTACTTTTCCACCACCTAAATTGCCCATACCCATTTTGTTCAACATGGACTGAATATTTCCCATACCCGGCATATCCTTCATTTTATTCATTAGGTCCGACGCTTCAGCAATGAGTTCACTCTCTTTAATTTCTCCTGATTTAATTCGGGTATCTAATTTGTCTCCGACTGTCTTAACTAGTCCCATAAGTTTTGTGGGATTTTTAATCAACTTTTGAAAAATATCTTTCACATCTGTAACATTTTCCATATCCATATTCAAACCCTCAGCAGTTTCCTCGGCAATCTCCTTCGCCAATTTACCCAATTTTCCATCTAACATACCAGTAATATGATCTTGAATATCGTTTGCATTTGGCATATCACCCATATTAAAATTTGCGCCATCTTCTTGACCGACGTTGCCGCTCATGTCAAATAATCCTTGCATTTGTGTCAAGGTCTCCTCGAGTTTATTTTTAAACTCATCTTGGTTAATTGCTTCAAATAATTTCGCCGAATCTCCAAACGCCTCCTTATTATTTAAAGAACTAACAATCGAAAACATCATCAATTGCAAGTATTTCCAAATAGTATCACGTGTGGTTTGGGATAAATCAAATTGCCACAAACTTTTGAAGTGAATATGCGGCAAAAATTCAGTATCGCCTTCGTAATCTTCTTTAAATATATCTTCGTTTTTATATAAAATATCAAAGAACCTAGGTGGTATTTTTTTCTGACAAAAAGAAAAAACCAATTTGGTACTGGTCTTCTCAGATACTTCGATTGCTTGATTTCTCTCTTCTGCGTTTTCAATGTAGTCAAATGTGGATGCATCTTTCCACCATTTGCTTATCAATGAATTGTATTCGGGAAACGTGGTTTTCAAATCACCAACAAAATCCTTAATAACTTTGGCGAACTCTTCGGGAACTTCTATTTCGGTTGACATATATTATTATTAAATACTTATATTTAAATTACTCTTTTTACAAATATATTATTTTTTGGATTGCTTACATTTTTTTTATTTACACACCGATTTTATAAAAATTGATTTAAATTTTAATATTTTATATTAAACATAAAATATAATTATATACAATAATGAGTGTAACTAAAAGTAATAATAATATGGGTGGGGCATATGGAAATTGTAAAAAAAAAATTAACTTTTTAGAATCAAAAATAGTTTTATTAGAATCAAACCAAAATGGTGTACGTCTTAAAATGGATGAAGTTGGCAATTTTAAAAATATTGTGATGTCTTCGGAGTCTCCTTTCCGGTATCCAGTATCAGAGGTTGAAACCCAAGAACCTGAGGAGGAAGATGAGGAAGCACTCATTATGGCGGAAATGGAACGGGAACGCAATGTAATGGAAGCGAAAATGACCCAGCGGTTAAAGGAAGCGAAGGCGAAGAAAATAGCGAAATCAGTAGCGGGGTTAAGGGAAATAGAACTTGACGCTTTATTGAGGGTAAAACAGCGTGTTCAATTGACGATTGATAAGGCGATTGCCGACCAAGCACTATTAGACGAAGAAATAGAAGCGGTTAAAAATGGAGAACGAGATGAGGAACTTATCAAGAAAAACTTCGACACCATTAATCCGCAATCCGTATTACCCCCGAACGTTTTATCTCTAGCATTAGCACCGAAACCCGCATCACAAGTGAAAGAAAAGACCGATGTTGTTAGGGCGAGAGCGACGAAAGATAGACCGAATGATATTTACTCACTATTCTCTAAACCCACAATCATCAAAATCAAGATGAACGAAACGGATTATTACGGAATGGTTAGACCCGACAAAAAAATAATAACGGCGTGTAAAGCAAACGGGACATTTAATCACCTAACCGACAAGGGCGTCATTAGTCATCTCACGAAGACCATTAAATTAGCAGATGGAAAGAAGAAAGATGTGCCTGATACAAGCGAACCTGCAAAGGAAAGAAAGGAATGGGTGAAAAAGGACGACTGGATAAAGGCGTGTAAAGGGGAGCAGAACCTATATTCAAGCACCAAGAACGGTTGGAACGAAATCTCATTCAAGAATGACAAAGGCGAATGGATTTGCCTATTAGACACCGCTTTTGAAGGCGTTAAACTTAACTAATTAAAACTATAATAAAAATTTCTTTAAGTAGTTTTGGCAATTTATTATATAAAATGCAACATTTTTCGAAAATCCAAGATTATTTTTGAAAAGTGATTTTTGGACATTTATTTTTGTCCATTTTTGAAAAATGAAAATACTTTTGGAATTTCAAAAAACGTGAATATTTGAAGATTTTTTCTGAGACCATAAAAAAAATTAGCGTCACGTTACAAAAAAGTTTTGAAAAATTTGTGACGATAACTTTTTTTTTTAAAATTTATAAAATTATAATATTTAAAAATAAAAGAATTTAGGCATTTTTTTATTCTATACCTATAGAATAAATAGAACAATGGAAAATGCCGAAAATGCCGAAAAATTCCATTGTGAACAGTGTGACTTTAAATGCTGTAAAAAGAGTAATTTTGATAAACATATACTCACATCAAAACACAAAAATAGAACAAAAATGAACGTTTTAGAACAAAAAAATGCCGAAAAATGCCAGACATTTAGTTGTAAAAATTGTAATAAAAAATATAACGCTCGAAATAGCCTTTGGTATCATGAGAAGAAATGTCAAACAACTTTTGATGAAAATAGTGATAAAAACGCTGATGAAAATACTGATATAATTGATTTAAACAATATCGACATAACAGATTCCAATATAATTATACAATTGATAAAACAAAACGACGAATTTAAACACATATTAATAGAACAGAGTAAAGCAATGATCGAGCAAAATAAGACCATTATTGAGTTATCCAAAAATAATTCAATTACTAATAATAATATTAATTCACATAATAAAACATTTAATTTGCAATTCTTTTTAAACGAAACTTGTAAAGACGCAATGAATATTATGGATTTTGTGGATTCAATAAAGATACAATTATGTGATTTGGAGAATGTTGGGAAAGTAGGTTTTGTAGATGGTATTTCAAGTATAATAGTGAAAAACTTAAATTTACTAGATGAAACAAAGAGACCGGTTCATTGTGCGGATTCAAAGAGAGAAGTAATGTATGTTAAAGATAAAGATAAATGGGAAAAGGAAAACGAAGATAAATCAAAAATGAGAAAGGTGATTAAGTATGTGACACATAAAAATACCAAATTATTTAAGGAATTTAAAGAAAAGTATCCGGGTTGTGAAAAAAGTGATTCAAAGTATTCAACTAATTATGACAAACTTATAATTGAAGCGTTTGGAGGCAAAGGTGATAATGATGTGGAAAAGGAAGATAAAATCATTCGAAAAATTGCCAAAAATGTTACAATAAATAAAAATAATTAATTTAATAATAACAAATGTGTTATTAAATTAATTGAAAAAATATATTTTATAGATTTGAAAGATTACTCACACAATAGATTACTCACACAACGCCGACAACTTTGTCAAATTCTGGATATACTTCATTGTTTTCGCCTGATTCTCCGGTGTCATTTGTTTAATTGGTTCCCGCAATCGATTAATCGACTCCATAATTTTATCAGAATTTGACGCATAAGACACATCACTAGCGTAATCCTTATTAATAAAAAAATCAATATTACCTGCTTCAATCTCCGTCTTATATTTGCCAACAACATACGCGTTCCAAATCTTTACAATCATTTTCGGGTTTGCTTTTCTAACGGCCGAAAGTGCGGTTTTGGTTGCTAAAATATCAGGATCATTTGGGAAAACACTTTGGATGTCAGAAACGAAATCAATAAAATGATCATTAAACGCTGTAAGAATATTATTCATTGTGTAAATAAATTATATTTTTATTTTTAAATATATTTTATTAAATATATTTTATTAAATATATTTTATTACAATAATTACATATAAAACTACATTTAGTTTAAAACTTCATTGGAGGTTTATTGCCAGTAATTTTCTGTAATTCGGATTCTCTCTGTTGTTGTAATTGTTCAATTGTTAAATCACCAGATATTTTATTTGAACCTTTATAGTCGTGGTCATCGGATGGTGTAGAAATATTATCCGAATAATTCAAATCAACATAGTTATGCATTTGACGCATACCTCCGTTACCTTTCGCCTGTAACTCTTCAGAACCCTGGTCTAAAAAACTATAGGCGTCCGAAACAATGTCTCCGAATCCACCGCCGCCAAATGAAAACGCCATTGGTTCCATATTATTTTGCGTGGCTTGTCTTACCGCCACCTCTTGTTTAGGTTTCAAATGGTTTAAAATTGCCTCACCATAAAGCACTTGATAATTCTGATTCAATAAAAGCAGCGCTGGAACGCGATTTACATTTTCAGGCATAATTATTTTTTGTCCATTTTCTAAAACAATGAACATTTTATTATTAGAATCCTTAACTCTTTTGTCAATACATATAAAATGTATATCTTTCTGGGCACCGGACTTTGACAATGTTTGTAAAAGTTTGTTCGAATGTTCACAAAATTTACTATAATATAAAATTGTACTCATTTATTCTATAATTAGTTAATCAAATGAAATATTTAACTCATTTTTTACAATTAAAATTAAATTAATTTATTTAAAAAACCAAGTAAAAAAATTGATTTAAATTATACAATTTAAATATAAAGTATTATTAGATACTATACTATGAATCCCAAAGTTGAACTAAATTCTAAACATAATGATGAGATGCTTTTGTTTACCTTAAGTGGGGTAAACGTGAGTTTGGCAAACGCCATTAGAAGAACTATACTATCGGATATTCCATTGATCGTATTTAGAACTAGTCCACATGAACAAAATAAATCAAATATTATGGCTAACACAAGTCGTCTAAATAATGAGGTTTTAAAACAGCGTTTAAGTTGTATTCCAATTCATATTAAAGACGTCGAAAACTTCCCATTGAAAAATTACCAATTGGAAGTAAATGTAGAAAATATAACCGACACGACCATGTATGTTACCACTGAACATTTCGTAATCAACGATTTGGTTACTGGGAAACCGCTGAGTGAAGATAAAAACAGAGAAATATTTCCGGCAAATGATTATACCGGATATTTTATTGATTTTGTGAGATTAAGACCGAAAATATCAGACGAGTTACCAGGTGAGAAAATCCATTTGACGTGTGAATTATCGGTAGGAACTGCTAAGGAAGATGGTATGTTTAATGTGGTTTCAACGTGTTCCTATGGTTTTACAGTAGATAGTGTGGCACAGGAAGCAATGCTGGATAAACTCAAGCAAACGTGGAAGGATGAAGGGAAAAAGGCGGAAGAAGTCGATTTTGAAGCAAAAAATTGGAAATTGCTAGATGGATTGCGTATTACAAAGCAAGATAGTTTTGATTTTACGATTCAGACCGTTGGCATTTATGACAATGTTGAACTAATACATAAGTCGTGTGAGATTTTGATAGAAAAATTACAATATCAGGATACATTATTGGAAAAAGATGAATTGACAATTGAGAAATCGCAAAACACGATGAGTAATTCGTATGATATTATTTTGGAGAATGAAGATTATACGATAGGAAAAGTAATTGAGTATATTTTGTATGCGAAATTTTACGAAACCAAAACATTGACGTTTTGTGGTTTTAAGAAGATGCATCCGCATGACGCGCATAGTATTATAAGAGTGGCGTATAAGGATCCGATTGACATATCAACAATTAAGGGAAATTTGAAGGAGAGCATTGATGAAGCAGTCCAAGTGTTTACAAAGGTGAAGAAAGAGTTCTTGAAGTTGGTTAGAAACAAATAAAATATAAGAAACTAAATATAAGGAACTAAATATAAGAAACAAATAAATATTTTATAAAGTTTTATTGTAATAATTATACTCTTACATGAAAAGTATAATTATAATATATTTTATTTTTTAAACACTTTCGCTTGCGCTTTAAACATTATTGTCGGCAACAATAGTATCCACATTACGCTTTCTCATTTGAAAGTTCAAGCAATACATTAGAAGAGACGGATGTAAATTATTCACATAATTAATAACAATTGTATTTGTTACAAATAATTTCTTCTCCCTTAATTCATCCATAAAAATCTTGTGAATATTAAACATATGAGTTCTATATTGTTCGGAAAACTCCTTCAAGGGTTTCTCCTTCTTAATATAACAAGACGCATAATTCGCAAATAATGTGTTAGTAAATAAGTGCACTTGGTCTCTAAATCCCGAAAACTCCTTCTTATTTTCAGGATAAAACTTTAAAAAGTCGGCCACCTTACCCTCATTTCTTAAAGACAAATATTGATATTGTAGTTTCGGTTGATTACCTCTCAAACTGCGAACTTGCTCATAAACCGGATTGCGAATTTTCATACGCTCGCTAGTAAGATTATTGTATACAACAACACCCATAACGCTATATGACGTATTCATCGACGCATATTTTTCAATCAAGTCAGTATAAGTGTTCCACTCATAAACCTGTGGGAATTTAATCGTGGCAGGACCCCAATTATAATTTTTCAATTCGGACATAGGATAAGACAATACCAACCAGTTACCATCTATATTTTTAATATGATAAACGGCCACCAAATATAAATCCGGTTTTTTAAAGGGGACAACAATACGATTATCAGGGTGTTGCAAAACAAAACTGTAGCATAAGTCTTTATTCAATGAATCCAATGACAAATTAATAGCGGACATCGCTTCTAAAAACATAGTGCGAAATGTTTTTTGATTTGCTCCCTTAAAAAAACTGGATGTAGCGCCCACGGTGTTTCTAGTGGAGATTTCCCAACTACCAGTTAAACCGACACTTGGATCCCAAAAAGCGTTGATCATTGTGCCTTCGATAAACTCTTGCGCTACCAAATGGTCACTCTTCTCGGGATACATCTTAATAAATGAATCCGAAGGGATAGATTTAGGAGGCGCAAAACCGACAACATTATTAGCGCTATTTAGAATTACAGACCGACACAAACCATATGTAGGAATCATATCTAAACACAAATATTCTTTCATATATCGGATAACAGAATATTTTTGTTTATTGGATGTTCGGCACTCGATTTGTTGTAGTTTTAGAATTTTGCTTTCACTGATTGTACCATTTACCAAATTATTGAAATCTAGTAATTGAGACAGATTAAATGGTTGAATAATAGGTATGTTCATTATTTATTAAATATAATTAGTGAATTGTCTTTAAACTATAATTTAATTGATTTTTACTTAAGCATAAAAATTTCTATAATAAATATAGAAACAAATGTCTTCAGAAGAAAGCGAAAATATACCCAAAGGAAAAGATAAAGAGAAAGAACAAGATAATGAATCTGTAATAGAACTACAATTAGGAGATGTTATACATATTACTAATCCAGTAAATGAAAAACTTAATGACCAAACATTTATTATTGATTATATTGACAAATCAAAAATGTATTTAATAAATGTTGATACTCTAGAAAAATCGCGATTAAAAATATCGGAAGATGGTATTATTGGTGATGGAACAATTACGCAAATCGATATTTTGAGTAGGAGTGATACGCCTAGTTACGCAAGGCAAAATGATTTGACGCCAGGTAAATGGGTTGATATACATTTCGCTGGAGAATTTCCACTTATTATTACAGGTGAGATTACAAATTTAGAGGAAGATATGATCGAAATTAGAACAGTGGATGACGATATATTATACATTAACTTTGATTATAAAGGTATTCCAGAGGATTTACCAATTAAAATAATTGAAATTAGAGAGAAACCACAAGAACCGAAAAGGATGCAAATACAAGAGGAAGAAGAATACGGTGAAAAAGAAGCAGAAGATATAAATGTAGAACCCATTGAAGAATTAGAAAAAGAACGTCGCATGATTCCCACTGAAAATATACAATTTACAGTCCCAGTTCAAAAAGTTAAAAACCAGTTGCGTGAATTTATTTTACGCGCTGACCAAATCAAATTTGGCGACGAGGAATTAGGACCAATCGTCCAATTTGTAGACGTAGCCTCCAGCGCTCAAAGATACAGTATTGAAGTTCAATTGAGCGATTTATTGGATGAATTATTATCAACGGTTCCAAACGCACAAAGGACTCCGCGTGTTTTAAATAATATTCATATAACAATTGAGCGGTTTAAACAGTTACGAGAACGATTTTCCACATTTGACCAATATGGCGTAGTTGAATTCGGAATTGTAAAAGAATCAACCTATAAACCTTTAACAGAATATTTTAAAAACTTTAAACAAAATTTATTATGGATTTTGCCGGTTGTTAAGAACATAAAAAAAATATATACAAATGAAATCGGCGACGAAGATGAAAATAATGATGTAATTTATCTTGATATTAATGATGATATAAGTAAGATAAAAGGGTTACTCGACAATTATAGAGCAAATGATATGCCGATTGAGCAAAACAAGTATTCTCTCTTATACGGAGAATTAAACTCATATTTTACACCGTTTAACTTGATTAATGAAGAAACAACAGGAGATTTGTTAATAGAGAGAAATGTTGAGTCTGATTTGAACGTTATCATAGATAATTTGGAAGAAATGTATTCCTCGGTTTTCACAAATAACAATGTTAGATCAAGGCGTTTTATTATACAAAAATACAATATGGGTTTAACAAGACTCGACGCGACAGAAGTGACAAATAGTCGTTTAATTACAACGCGAGTTAAAATGACAAACCCAGATACAATGTCAATTCGCTCTTTTGTGACATTGCCTGAATCTGTGCTGCGATTTTCTAAAATAAATCTGCCGGGAACGTCATTATTAGATAGAGCCAATTTAAATCAGATATTTGTGGAATACTGGCAATTTTTGAAAAAGAAGACAACAATGAATAATGTGATTATTGAGAATTTAAATGGTGAAATCGAATTCAACGAAAATAATTTTGTAAATACAATTAAAAATTACGTATTAAATTTATCACCGGAGGATAAGAAAGATTTAACACAAGAGCAAATTTATTCACAGTTTGTCAACACAATTATTCCCAAAACCAAGGTGCTTTTTGAATTGATGAAAAAATATATAACGGGTAAATTATCCATAGTGGATGTGGTGTCATATTTGGAACCTTTTTTGGTATATACAGATGATTTGACTTATATGCAATATAAAGAAATTACCAAATTTATTGATGAAAAAATCTCGGACTTTAATAAAAAATATATTGATCGTTCGCGTTTATTTCAATCATTAAATAGGTTTACAAAGAGCAATATAATTCTTACGAGCGCATTTTCTATAATATCAATAATAGAAGCGAAAAACAATTTAAGAAGTGATATTTTTGATGCGTATGAAATAATAGTTGATGGAAAGGATTTGAGATACACGTATTCTGATTATACTAATTCTGAAATGTTGCGAAAAATAAAACTAAAGGATTATGGACGTCTTTATACATCAGCGTTGTCATTAGAGAGTGTTCCTTTAATGTTTCCAAGCGAATATTCCGCATTATTTGAAACGGAAAAAGACAAGATTAATAAAAAATACGAAGACGAACAGAAAGGCGACAAATGTGGACCAATAATTGTGGCGAAACAATACATATCAGAGGATGAACTCCGACAAGATAATGGTAAAAATATTTACTTTGACAAGAAATATGACAAAACCAACTACAGTTTATTGGATGGATACGAAAAGGAAATAGTTAGTAAGTCCCCTGAAGAATTGAAAATTCATATTGCGAATGATTTAAAGAAGAAATTAAAGTTGAGTGAACAAGACGCTGATTATTTATCAAATACTTTATTGGATGGACATAAAAAAGTGATAGATGGTCAATATGCCATGTTATATAAAAAAGATGTTATACCTGGGTATTATATTCGCAAAGGAGATAAATGGGTCTTAGATGATGAAGTTGCTGAAAATTTAAGCGCAAATACAAGTGATTCAGGTATTCTTTGTGATTTACAAGAAAAATGTATTAATATTACAAATAACAATAATGACGAGGATAAATGTGTGAGTTTAGAAGTTGGCGAACTGGGTATCCAAAATAAATTATTGAAGGATGTTTTAAATGAGTTTGACGAGAAATACAAGATTTCAAAGGATGAACTACTAGAGAAAATACAACAGCAAAATACGTATAATATGTCAATTCTTGGCACATTAACAAGTATGGAGTATAATAATTTATTAAAGTATAATAATCAAAAATATAAATTAGGCGCCAATATGGATGATGATGATGCGCCGATTAAACCGATTTCGCCATACGCCGGATTATTAAGTCTAATCCTCTCTCAAAGTGATTTTGGTAGAAGACAATTTGATATTATACGTTTTGTAAATGCGTATGCAAGAGAACCAATAACGGACAATTTTGGTCCATTAAATATAAAAGAAAACGAACATTGGTTTTATTGTATAAAATCGAATACACCTATAGTTCCTACTTTTAGATATCATTTGGCCGGTTATTTTATTACTAAACCAGATGAATATAAAGATTATCTTGACGCCACAATTAGTCGTATTGGTAAATTAAGTGATGACGGTGATTGGTGGGTTGATGAAAATAGTGGTTGGCAAATTGCGAAAATCGATGATGACGTTGATGAAGGATACGATGAAGGATTTAAGGTGTCGTCGCGTGGTATATTAGAAGATGACGCAGGTAATAAGATTGTTTCATCTAAAACCAAAAATATTGTATATGATACATATGAAAATAAAACAATATCCAATATAGTAAATGCTTTATCCGTAGCAATGGGTATCAATATTGAATACCAAAAAGAGTTTATTATCAACTGTGTTTTGAGCGCATTAAGTTCGACAATGGAATCGGAAGAAGAATACAAGAAAAAAATCAAGGAAATGGCGGAAAAAGGCAAGAAGATCCCATCTTATGAGGACTTCTATAACACGGGTATTTTATATTATACATTAGGTATGTTTTTAATTGGCGTTCAATCGGCTATACCATCAGTGAAAACAAGGAAGACTCATCCAGGATGTGTGCGATCATTTAGTGGTCATCCATTTGAATGGAATGGTAATTTAAGTAGTCTTGAATATTTGGCGTGTGTCGCTTATGATATTCGTGAGTCAGGCAAACCGTGGAATGTTTTAAAAGGTAAAAAATCGGACTTTATAGCAAACAAAATTAAGGCGTCGATTGATAATATTTTAGTAACAATACCGGATGTAGAGAGAAAATTTGATGAAAAAACCGACTATTTATTGATGGGTAAAGAGACCGCAATTCCGGAAGAACACGATATAACAAATTGGACGCAATTTTTGCCGCCGTTAGTGCCGTTTAAGATTAAACGTTTGGTAAATATTTCGGATGAATTCAAACGGTCACTTCTAAGTGATTTAAAATCTGGTTCAGAGCATCAAAGAGAGAAGATATTAGTAGTAGATTCGAAGATTATTCAATTTTCACTTGCTATTCAAGAGAAAATACAAGAGTTGGTCAAAAAGAAGCACTTGTTATTAGCAAACGCCAACAATGAACCATATCTTGAAAATTCTTGTTGTGAAAGCAAAGATGGTCAGAGCACAATTGATTATTTTAGTAATCAAGATCCTGCGATAATGGAATATAATGAGATAGTCCAAAGACTAACAAATATTATGGAAGATGTGACAAATTATTCAAAAGGTGGGATGTTGTGTAGCTCAGAAAATACGAAAAATAAATATCCGCCAATAAGTAATAATTTTGATGAGAAAACAATTTATTTGTCATTTATTTATTTTTGTAAATTCAAAACATTAATACCAATTCCAGAACCATTAATACCTTTGTGTACTGATAAACCGGATCCAGTGTTAATAAGTAGTAATTTAAGTTTAGAACAAGTTATACAAAATTTGAAGGAAAGTGGACAGAAATTCGATAATGAAGCGTTTTTAAGATTACTTCAATTAGTTGGTCGTAAAAATATTATGCAAATGGATTTTGATAGACCTTATGTTTCATCTATAACAAGATTATTGGCTACGGTTGAAACTATTCATGATGAAAATGACGAGGTAGTAGAAGGTTCGCTTCGAAAATTGATAACCGATTCGTTGGATACTTTTGACATAGCGTCAACAGAAACGTCTCGTGAAATAAAAAACCTGAATGATTATTTAATAAGAAACAATGAAGAAATGATAGAAGATATTAAAGAATTTATAGATAAACATAAAGGTTCAAACATCACTAAAAGTTCATTTAATAAGTTTACAAAAACGATTGAACAAATGTCAAAGTGGAGTTGTGAAGGTTCGACGAGAAACGCCAATATTAAAATATCGGATGATTGTTTGTACACTACAACCAACCTTTATAAAACATTTATAGCAAATTTTGTTACCATTTTCCCGAATATTATTTTGAATAAGGTCGACTATGAAAATATTGCTATGCCCGCCTATTTGGGTCTCTCTAAACCACATTCAAATAAGATTAAAAAGCATATTAGTGATTATTATAAGAAGATGAAGATGTTTTATGGTGTCCCTAGTATTTATAATATTTTAGAAAAAATACAGCGTTCATCACATAATTTGATGCAGTTATCGAAGGATACGCCTTGTTTTACTAGTATCAAATATGAGGATAAAGTTTTGAAACCGGTTTTTGACGAGAGAACAAGTAGATTTTTATTTGAATATTATTTGTTGAGGGTTATAATTAATTATATAGATTTAACAGATGATGAAAGTATGATTGTTACCGAAATTACAAGAAGACAAGATGTAGAAGATTTATTTACTGTCCAATATTTAGAAGATAGAGAGACTAGGGTTGATTTTGACGTAACAGCGCAAGCCCAAAGAGATACACAAGTATTGAGTGGAAATAAGAAGGGTTTAAAACAAACCGTGGCGCAATTGATAGTTGTATTCTTTGAAATTTTTGATAACCAAAAAGATGTGATTGATATTTCGTATGAAGAAATCATTGATAGAGTTTTTAAATTGAAGGAAGGAGAGAAAGATATGGTTACAGATAGACTCAAAAATCTTACAGATGAGGAAAGAGACGCGGATACAATTTTAAAAATCAATAAGTTGGGTGTTTGGAGCAAGGGATTGCAAAAGGGTCTTACAACATATGTAAAAGAAACTTATGACGACGAGCGAGATTTTAGAGATGAAATGGACAAAATAGAGAAGAAACTGCGAAGTAAAAATAGGAATATTGGTGATGGAGATTTAGATCAAATGATGGATGATTATATTGAAGATCGGGATATAGGTAATGATATTGAGAGAGAAGAATTTGATATGACAAATATGGGAACAGATTTTCAAGATGGTAATGATTATTATGAGACTACGGATTATGGAGAACAAGTAGATTGGGGAGATGATTAACTAACTTTTCTATAACAAAATAACTTTAAAAATAACTTTTAAAATAACTTTAAAAATAACTTTAAAAAAGTTAACAAAATAACTTTTAAAATAACTTTAAAAAAATAATTTAGATTTAACGCCATTTTTTTAAAGATTGATATATATAAGTAAAAGTATGAACAGAACCTATATAAGAGAAAACGCACCATTATTTGCCATTATATTATTTTTAATTATGTTTGGTTCAATCCAAATGATGAAACCGGCGTGTTTATATAACAAAGACGGAAGTATTCGAGAATTTGGAGTCGGTTATAGAAACAAGACAATTATGCCAATATGGTTGTTATCCTTAATTTTAGGAATATTAAGTTATTTGTTTGTAATGTATTATGTTGCTTCACCAAAATTATTTTAAAATATTTGTTTTATTTTTTATATTTGTTATATTTGTTTTATTTTTTATATTTTGAATATAAAAAATATATAGATTATTTTGTTTAATTTGTTATGGTATATGTGGTGCTAGTTGCCGACGCTGCTTGCTGCTGCGCTGCCGCCTCTTGTTCCTGGAATTTGGCGTAATTTGCTTCCATAGTTTGTGGATTAGTAGCGCAACCTCTAGACGTTATTTTAAGTTGTACTATAGAGGTTAATAATAAACCGGTATAAATATACCATAACGCTTCTCCTATAGTATCTCTTGTAACAACTAAATCAAACAATTGTTTTTTCAATTGTTGCGCATCATTTGATATTTCATTGCCATTTTTCATTTGATATTTTTCTTTCTTTAATGGATTTAATAAATTCCAATAACTGTCAAAATTGCTAGGGACCATTTGATTAATTAATATGGATGTATTGCCGCAAATTTTAAGGATCAAATCGGATGCTTTTTGCAATTCTTCTTTTGTGCCGCCGGTTTGCGCTTTAGGTCCAAGAAAAGCACTTGCTGGAGGAGCAGTTGGAGATATGTAATCGGTAGCAGGAGCAGTAGCAGGAGCAGTAGGAGCAGGAGCAGTTGTAGTAGTTTCAATACCTTGACTCGCCAATAATTCAATCAATAATTCATTTGCTTTAGTTGAAACATAATAGTAACCAATTACATCGGAAAAAGCGCTTTTAAACCCAGGATATATAACCAAAACAATTACAATAACACCAAAAATTAAAAACCATGGTATAAAGGTGAAAGCACCTGCGGCACCCATATTTTCGCTAACGCTGCCGCCACATGTAGTTGTTATGATAGAAGCGTTTACTAGAAACTGAATCATTATCACTAACAATAAATATACACCTAAATACATATAATTACTGCTAACAAAACTTGTATATGTTTCTGGGTTGGATACTATATCATATGTTAATGTGGGTTTAAGCGCCATATAATAAAACAACGTTGTCACTAAAAACATAACAATATTTAAATAAGAACTAGCCATATAGATATTGTGTATAAATTAATTTATAAATTTAACTATAATTATTATGGACAATTACATGGATTTTGATTCGACTAAACCAATACTTACTGAACCAGGTGTAAAATATTTTTTGGATCAAACACTTAAACAGTGTCATATTATTAAGAATAATTTCCATAATACAGTGATTAACGCCGGATTATTAATTGGTTTTTTGATAGTTTTAGGATTAATCCTTTTATACAAATATAAAGGTAGGTTGACTGATATAGAAAAAGAGAAGAAAAATAAAGAAAAACAGCAATATATTTTGTCGAAAATAAAAAATTTACAAGAGGCGAAGAGGAAAGCACACCAAGAACTAATAACAGGGTTACCAAATTGGGAAAATGATTATGACAACATTAATAGAGGGAAAATGTACTAATAAATAATAAATAATAAATAATAAATAAGAATAAAAAAAGAATAAAAATAGAATAATTATATATAAATAATGTTTGCTGAAAATGAATTTGTAGAAAATGAATCTGTTGAAAATAATATTAATGAATATTATAGATTAAAAAGTAAATATAATAATGACAATGAAAAAAACAAGAAAAAAATACTCAATAACAAAATGCTTAGTATCAAGGAGAAAAAAGCGGAATTTAAGCAATTGAAACCTAAATGTGTTAATTGTGGTAAACCGGGTGGCACCACTTTCGCTTCAATTATTAGTAAGGAAAGTGACGGTGGAAAATTTAGAGAACTCCGCGCATTTTGTAACGCTGTAGAACCGTGTGGATTAAGTGTAAATATAGCAGTCGGTAATTTTGAAAATATTAGCAGTGTATTAAAAACAATTGATGAGGAAATTTATACTGCAAAAAACGAAATAATAAATGATAAAAATAGGTTATTGTTTGGATTAACTACGACAGAAAAGGTTTTGGAAAATTTTGATTTACAAAAAGATAGTATAAGGGACTACACAAATTTATTGGAAAATTATTTGCAAATTTATATAAAAATTACAGATGATCCTGAAAGAAGTGAAAAATTAAAAAGTGAATTGGAAAAATCATATTTACATATTCAATCAATTAAGGATGCGTTATATCGTTTTAATGAAACAAATGGTATTGAATTTGTTAAAAGTGCTGTTGAAATTTATCAAAACCAGTTAAGACCTGTTTTAAATGAAGTATTAAAATTAAAATACAGAGAAAATACTGTTGTGTTTGATGAAAGTGATAATTCGTATCATTTAATTCAACGGAATTATTCTATCAAAGATTTGGAAATAAATAATGATAAATATGAAACAGTTGTTTTTGAAACAAGTATACAAGGTGATAAAACAAAAGTAGCGAGAGTAGATAAACCAGATACAAGAGTAGAGAAAGCGAAACCAGATTCTCAAGATACTCCAGACATTATTGGTAAACCGACAATTAATGAAGAAACCGGAATGGTTACATGGTCAAATAAAAACTACCAAAGTTTGTGGAGTAAAATGAATAATGAGTTAAAAACCGCACTGCTATCTGATAGAGAATGGATGCAAGAGTTTATGGATAATTGTGTTAAATCAAGACTTCAAAACAAATCGTGCGAGTTTACAAATCCGAGTAATTTAATTATTCCGCCGCAACTAATAGAAGACGGAATGTATGATTTTGGTAATCCAGTGTATAATGAGATATTTAATAAATTCGATGAATCATATAAAAATACATTATTAGGATTATTCTCAACTGAAGATGGTAGTAAAAATTATAGTATGTTAGAAAACACACTGTCTGATATAGTTAAAAAACAGTTGAAATTTGATAGAGGTAATTTCTAAAGTATAAAATATATATAAAATATATATAAAATATATATAAAATATATAATGATATTGAATTACATTTCATTACCAGTATTCCTAGTAAGTTTCGCTATTGGTCTATTTTTTATTTACATTTTAGGTCCTGAAATGAAAAAAATATATATTTATCCTAGTCCAGAAAATGTAGGTAAGGTTTTATTTAAGGATAAAGCAGACAATTGTTTTTATTTTGACCAAGAAGAAGTAGATTGTCCTAAGGATGAGTCACTTATTTCTTCTATACCTGTTCAAGTGTAGTTGGTTAATTTTTATATAAAGTTTTTTATATAAACATTTTAGGAATTTATTTAAATCATATGAATATATAGATGGGAATTGGAAAATTTGTTCATACTGAAACGGGAAAATTGATAATGTCCGTTTTATTAGGTTTTGGGTTGGCGTCTCTCTTTAGAACAGTTTGTAAAGATAAAGATTGTCTTATTTTTCACGCACCACCTTTAGATAATTTTAAAGACAAAATATACAAAACCGGAGATAAATGTTATAAATATAATCCTGTGGCTACAAAATGTGACTCTAATACAAAAATTGTGGATTTTGATTAAGATTTATTTTATGAATTTTATTATGTTTGCGTAATTATTATAATCAATCATTCTTTATAATAATTATGAGCAGTGATTCTACAAGTATTTTGGATTTACCTACCGATCCTGTTGGAGGAGGGAATATTTCACTTAGCGCTTCGGAAAATGTAGTACAAAAGCAAATGCAAATGCCTCAAAATCAAGGGCAAATGCCTAATCAAGGGCAAATGCCTAATCAAGGGCAAACACCAAACTTTAGTTTAGACCAAACAACAATTAGTCAAATTGTGAGTGGACTTCAACAAGCAGCAACTGCTGGCGCAACACAGTTACCGTCTAGAGACATACCAATGAACACTACTGGACATAGCAATGACGCACAAGTTCAACCCAATTATATACCAATGCACGAAAGACAAACTGACTATATTAAGGATTACGAACAAACGTCTGATATGATTGACAATTACAATAAAAATGTGAAACGTAGTAATTCGCTAGATGATATGTATAATGAAATACAAACTCCATTACTGCTTGCGGTGTTATATTTCTTATTTCAGTTACCATTTTTTAGGCGATTTTTGTTTAGTTATTTCCCAATATTGTTTTCAAATGATGGAAATTATAATATAAATGGTTACCTTTTTTCAAGTGTTTTGTTTGGTCTATTATTTCATTTATTAAATAAAGTGACAAACCATTTTGGTGCGTTTTAAAACTTTAGTGACTGAAAAACTTTTAAGCGGAGCAAACGTAAGCGAATCAAATTTTATTGATGCTTTAAATATTACCAAATAATATTTAAAGATTTCTTTCATAATAAATATAATAATTAAAATAATTACATGGAAGAAATAAGAAATAATTATATATACGCGGTTAAAGCAAAGGTATCAGGATTTTTCAAAACAGATAATGTTATTATAGATGCAATTATATCGGTTATTTCTATGAGTGTTATTGGTTATATTATTAATTACATTTATGATAATCGTATTGATACATTAATAACCAAATTGAATCTTGATAATATAAAATGTCTTTTTTATAAAAAAAACGTAGTTATTTTAGAAGGTAAAAAGTCTTCTACTACAACAGCATATTCACATACATTAACTACGACATCTTCATATAGTTCACGTTTTAAAGCTATGTGGGTTTATATTATAAATAATATTGAAACTAATAAAACAATTTATCAGATAAAAGAAACCTCAAGTAATTACGATTCAAACGCCAAATATAGAGAAGATAAAAAACACGAGGATATTTTTATAGTTTTTCAAAATAGGCAGTTTTTAATTGACGATGATATTTACGTTCATTCTGAAATTGAACAAGATGAAGGAAGACAAAAAGAAGAAAAAATCATTACAAAAACAGACACAATTACTTTAAAGGTTTATTCATACAAACACTCTATTAGTTATTTAAAAAATTATATTGATAATATTACAAATGAATATCTGATGTCAATTAAAGATAGACGTTCAAACAAAAAGTTCATTTATGTTTTAGATAAAGTTAAAGTGGAAGACGATGATTCGAAATATTCGTGTTGGAGTGAACATGAATTTACTAGTGCGCGAACATTTAAAAACATATTTTTTGACGGTAAACAAGAAATAATCGATAAAATAAATTATTTTACAAGCAAAAAAGACTGGTATTATGAGAAGGGGATTCCATATTCGCTTGGTATTGGGTTACACGGACCACCAGGCACTGGTAAAACTTCACTAATCAAAGCAATTGCAAACCACGTTGGAAGACACATTGTTGTTATACCATTAAAAATAATTAAGACCAAACAACAATTGGAATATTATTTTTTTGAAGACACATATAATGACGATAATGAAAAAAGAGCAATAGCATTTGACAAGAAAATTATTGTGTTTGAGGATATTGATTGCATTGGAGACATTATTTTAGAAAGAAAAAATCAGCGAAACAATGCAAATCTTGTAAACTTTAGTAATAGTAATAGCAATAATAGCAATAATAGCAATAATAATTTAAAAGGTCTGATTAAAACAGACAATGATTCGGTAAAGGTGAGCGATGTATTGCAAACAATTTGCGACATTAATGGAACAATGAGTGGAGGCGCTATAAGTGGCGGAGATCAACCAATAACACTAGATGATATTTTAAATTTATGGGATGGAATACGTGAAACGCCTGGAAGAATGTTGATTATTACATCGAATCATTATGAAAAATTGGATTCAGCGTTGACAAGACCAGGAAGAATTGACATAACTCATAAACTAGATAACGCTAGTCGAAAAACTATATCTGAAATATATAATCATTTATTTGAAAAAAATATAGACCCAAGTAATCTAGAAAAGGTAAATGAGTTTTTTTATTCGCCTGCTGAATTAGTTAATATTTATGTGACACATAAAGAAGAAGATAAATTTGTTGAAAGACTTTTGCAAAATAAAAAAATACAAACACCGTTATAAATTTAAACACCGTTATAAATTTAAACACCGTTATAAATTTAAACACCGTTATAAATTTAAACACCGTTATAAATTAAAATAAAAAATATAAAATCCCATATTTTATTACATACAATCCGAAGAAATGATAAACGAATATGTAATAAAATTAATTGATAATCTCCCAGATGATTTAAAGAATTCGAAAACGCCATTAAGACTCGATTTGGTTTTAGATGGCGGTATTTTTAATGGTAGTTATTTAGTAGGCGCCTTATATTTTTTAAAAGAAATGGAAAAACGCAATTATATTGTAATCGAAAGAATATCTGGTTGTAGCATCGGTTCAATCGTGGCATTTCTTTATTTTATCGACGCTTTGGATACAATGCCGCAATTATATGATGTTGTCAAAAATGAATTTAAAGAAAATCATAAATTACTTGTTGTAAAAGAACTTAAAGAACATTTACAAGGCAAAATACCTGATAATATTTGTGAAAAGGTAAACGATCGTCTTTATATTTGTTACAATAATATTAAAAAAGGGAAAAAAACAGTAAAGTCGCAATACAAGACTGTAGACGAAATAATGAATACAATTATAAAATCATGTTTTTTGCCTTATTTAATTGATGGTGAAATGCTTTACGAACAAGCGTATATTGACGGAATAAATCCATATATTTTTAATGTTGAACAAGGCAAAAAAATACTACACATGGATCTTTTTGGTTACGACAAAATTGGTAATTTATTAAATGTTAAAAATGAGAAAACGAATTATCATCGGATTCTCTCTGGATTATTAGATATACATAATTTTTACATTAAACAATCGAATACACAAATGTGTAGCTATGTAAATGATTGGTCGTTTACCAATATAGGATTTAATTATGTCAAAATATTGATTGAAAAACTATGTATATATTTTACATATTTTTGTATATATATTAAAAGTTGTTTGCCGTGTGGTTTTGAAAAAACGGTTTTATACAAAATAATATCAAAAATAACACACGAAATTTTTATCATATTATTGGAAACGTATTGTTTATAATTCACATGCTAATTTTGTTTTAACAGTTTTTATTAAATCCTTTAATTCTTCGTTTTCTTTGGTTCTTATTAACTCTACTGAATTATACCAATATGTTTTACTAGCGTCGTCTGACCAGCGCCATTCTGATGCGCCTAATAATAACCATGTTTTCACATTTAAAATACCTGCTAGGTGAACTATAAATGTGTCAATTGTAATCAATAAATCCAAATTTTGTAATAAATGTATTGTATCTTCAAACGGTTTATCATTATCAATGTCGAAATGAATTATTTTATCTAAGAAGGAAATTTTGCTAAAATCCTTTTCAACTTCGCTTTTTCTATGAATACAAATTAAATCAATATTTAAATCACATAATTTCTCAAATTCTGCCAGAGGTATATTTTTGTCTATAAATGAACTTAATAATCCATTATAAACAAATCCAACCTTATATCTTTTTAAAGAATCTGTTTTATTTTTCCAAAACGCCAATTTCTCTTCATCTGTGTTGATATAATTTATCTTATTAGGAACGATTTGTGTCAAATTTAATATTTTCGGTAAAGACATGATGTATAATTTATATTCAAAATTAAAAATATATAAATTGTGTATAATTTCGATATTGTTATAGGTTTTAAAAAGATGCGCTATTTCTTTTTTAGTAAAATATGTAATTTTCATAGTTGGATACTTTTCTGATAATTCAATTATAAATCTATAATATTGAATATTATCGCCTAGTCCTTGTTCAGCAAGTAACAATAAACTATTACATTTTGTGTCACCATCCCAATGCTCTAATGGGACATCTAATCTGTCCTTGAGATTTGTTTGAGGATTTATATTATTGATTTTCAATCTGTCTTCATATAATTGAAATCCATTTTTAAAATCCTTTTTAGCCAAATAAGGAAATGATAAATTATATACTTGAGTTGAATTTGGATTTGTGATTTTTTTATAATATTTTATGGATTTATCGTATTTTTTTGTAAAATAATATAGATCTCCTAATGTGTGACACGCCAAATGATTATTATTTTTTAAATTGTATGATTTTAATAAATTCACCTCGGCTTCTTTATAATCTTTTAGTTTTACATTACATAATCCGATATTAGAATAGATATCGGGAATCTCTTTAATTAATAAAACCTTTTTGAAATAATGTATTGCTAACTTATATTGTGTTAAATTAAAATAACATGAACCTATTTGATTTGTCAATACACCAATGGTGGTAACATCTATTGTTTCCGTTTTTAATACCTTAACATAACATTCTACTGCTTCATAAAACATATTTTGTTTTTCATATATTTCACCTAATTCGCGCAAATATTTATTAATATTCATTGGGTTTAATTCTAGTATTTTTTTGTAATATTGGATTGCTGTATTGTAATCCCCTTCTGACTTTTTAATTTTTTTATATAATTCCTCCACAGTTTCTTTTGGAGGTTTTACAGTTTGACTAATAATTTGTTTTATTTCACCTAGTTTAATAATTTCACTATCATTATCATCTTTATAATTGGTGTAACTTTTAACTTCTGACAAACCAGAATTCAAAATTGTATTTATTTTGTTTTTTGTTTCGCATCTTTTGTCGTTTATTATATAAACACTTCGCGCCAATTGTATAAATTCATCATCAAACAATCGTATTTTTTCTTTATCTCTTATTTGGTCTTCAACAACCCAGAGTTTTTCATTGATTTCTCTCAATTCATCAATTAGTTCTGGTTCTAAATTATGTTTATCAACAAAAGGTTGCAAATACGCTATTTCTTTTTCGACCATCGCTAATTTTTCAGCGTTTTGAATCTTATTTTGTTTAATTTGTAAAATAGTATACTTGTCAATTAGTTCGCCAATTGACACTGGTACATGACATACATTATCCGCCATTTTACTATATTTTTAAAATTATTTTATATCTTTTACTAATTATATCTTTTACTAATTATATCTTTTACTAATAAATATATATAAATACTTAGGTTAATTATAGATATAAAACATGGATATATTTGTAATTAATCTGGAGAGGTCAAAAGATCGAAGAGAAAAATTTGATGCTTTTAATTCAAAATATATCAAATATTCTTATTATAACGCTGTTGATGGAAAAACCTTAGTTATTGATAAACTAGAACCAACTATTTTTAAAAAGGGTTCAAAAAATTATTCAATTGGCGCTATAGGTTGTGCCTTATCACATTTACAATTATGGGAAAAATGTATTGAATTAGATAAACCAATAATAATAATGGAAGATGATGCAATTGTTTCACGTGATTTTAATAAGCATATAAATAATTTGGTTAATAGTTTAATGCCAAAACAATGGGACATAATTCAACTTAATTATAATTTTGATTCTATATTAAGTTATAATAATACAAATTATGAAACATGTAATTGCGTTTTTAATAAAACAAAAATGAAAAAAGAAGATATTTCTAATTTTGTCAATTCCAAGATAAATACGTCAATCGCGCGGTTAAATCATTGTTTTGGTACGTCAGCGTATATAATAAATCCATCTGGCGCTAGATTATTAAAAGACAAGTGTTTTCCACTAGATAATAGAATGATTAAATTACCATTTTTGAATAATATAACGTGTTTTACTATTGATTGTATGATGAATTCTGTATATAAAGATATTTTAGCTTATGTTTGCATTTTACCATTTGTTATAACGCCTCATATTAGCGATGATTATAAAAGTACTATTGTGTAATAAATATATTTATTATATATATTTATTATTTTTATTTTTATTTAGTTAAAGAAATAAAAATAAAACAATACAATATAAAATGCTGAGTATTATTCAAGATATTCCTAATGTTAATACATATCCACTTACATATGTATTTGAACGTATGAAATTAAAACATAAACCAAATACATTATGGTTAGAGTTTGGTGTAGCAAGTGGAAAGACTATTAATTATATTTCAAAATTTACAAATGACAAAGTATATGGGTTTGACAGTTTCGAAGGATTACCTGAAAAATGGCGTGACGGTTTTGATAAAGGTGCGTTCAATAGAGGTGGAAATTTACCAAAAGTTAACGATAATGTTGAATTGATAAAAGGATGGTTTAATGAAACTTTAATAAATTTTATACAAAGACAAAATAAAAAGGTTTCATTTATTCATATGGATGCGGACCTTTATAGTTCTACAAAATATATATTTGATGTATTGAAAAATTACATGGATACAGATTGTATTATTGTATTTGACGAATTAGTAAATTACCAAGGTTTTGACGGAGATACCGGAGAACTGAAAGCATTTTATGAATTTATCACAGAAAATAGGGTTGAATATGAATGGATTGGAATGAATGGTACGCCTACTGGTATGTCTGGTTATTATCATGAAAATGTAGCGCTAATTATTCATTCGATAAATAAATAACCGTAATGTAATATTATTTCCTTGTAAAAAATTTTATTATTATAATTATATAAATTATGATAATTGTTATTAGAGGTCATATCAGGAATTCATTTGAAACAAAAGAATTATATAATTTTATAGAAGAATTATACAATATATATCCTGATTTAAAAATATTTATACATACGTGGAATATATTTGCAAACAATGTAAGTTGGAGAAATATAACTGTTAATAGCGCTGAAGTAAATGATGAAATAATTAACAAATATTTTGGCAAATTAAGTAATTGTATTCAACATATTATAATTGATAATGATAAGGATATTAAATTAATTGGTAATTTAGATGGCACTATTAATCACGGACCTATGCCAATTATTGGTTGGAAAAATTATTGGTATGGAAAATATAAAATAATAGATTATATTTATAATCAACAACAATGTGATGAAGAAACGATTGTAAATTTGAGATTTGATTTATTTAGTAATAGTAACAATTTTGATAAAAATTTAATTATTAATTTTATAAAAAAAAATAATGAAATAAAATTTACAAAAAATGAATTTATTTTTGACTATGAAGCAAATGGAATAGATAATATTTATATAGGCAATATTGCCACTATGTATAAATTAACAAATAATTTTTTTTATGAATTGGATGATATTCTATGTAAAAATAATAATACTAGGAACCAAGAACGATTGGTTTATAGAATAAACGCACAAATATTTTCATCGCCACCTTAATATAACTCCTTTTTATTTTTTCTGGTCTTTTTTCCATAAAAATCAAAAAATGATTTTCGCGTTTTTTTATTTTTATTTTTATTTTTATTAGATTTTTTCTTCTTTTCTTTATTTTCATTATTTTCTTCTTCCAAAGGATTTGTATTTTTGCCTTGATCTGGTTTATAACTTAAAAACCATTCATTTAATTCAGATTTATTTTTGGTTTGCTTTAATTCTCTATATTTCGCCGCTTTTTCAGCGCGCATTTCTTCTACAGATTCTTGATGTCCGTAACATATTATACTAAATCGTTTTAAAAGGCCTTTTTGTTCCAAGCGATTTTTTTGCTGTACTTCAAATAAAAATTTTGACATACATAATATTCTCTCTGAAAACTCATTGTAATAAGGTCTTTCAACATATAAAAACGCCAAATAAAAACTCAACATAGTATCTATGGTAGCCACCTTTACCTTTTGTCCTTTGAGAAAAAGCACGTTGTAACTGTGACACGCGATTGGTTTATATATAAACGCAATTGTATCTTTGCCTACTTTGATTTCATAATGCTCGGGAACAATTTCACCAGCCGGATCGTGTTTTATAACCTTGCAATTAGTTATTCCAATGTCTTTTAATCGTTCTTTTACAATTTGCGCCGTTGTTTCGGGTTCATGAGAAAGCACATCAAAATCCGCAATTCTTTGTAAGCGTTTTTGTAAATTCTTTGGCATATATTGTGAATAGAGAGAAATCGCAAAACCGCCAAAAAACACAACACCTTGGTTTATAAATGTAGTTTTAACATTTTCGTAAATTTCATTTTCATTTTCTTTATCAGTCATTTTTCTTTGAAATTCTACTTCATCACAGTTCAATGTGGTTAAAGGATAATTTTTATTAAGAAGACTCAAACGTTTTAACACTTTTTCCCATCGACTTATATCTCCGGCGGGGCGTGATAGTTCTAAATACATAGACATTCGCAGGAAATTTGGCGACGCATATAAAATACCTGCTACACGGATAGAATCCTTTTTCAAAGCTTTAAATATTTCCTTTGGGATTTGTGTAATATCGGCTACAGGTATGAAATTTACATAAACTTTGTATGTGCCGTGATGTTGTCCTGCTTTTGCTTCAACTTCGGCAAAACCTTTTTTATAATAAATATTCGCCAATTTTTTCGCATTTTCTAAAGCGTCGTAAGAGAAAAAGTCATAATCGGGTATTTCCACGTCGGCGTTATAAAATTTGTCTTCTTCGGGTAAAATATTATTAATCGCAGTTCCTCCATAACAAATTAAATCTTCCATTTTAAGAAAGTCCTCTACAACATTAATTATTTTTTGAACATCTTCAGAGTTAGCAATTCTTTTACCCATTTTTTCTCCTGCTTTATCTACGGCCATGCGTAAAATGGCCATTTCACAATCACTAAAATTTAAATCTTTACATATTTTTTGCTTCATATAATAAATATATAAAATATAAAATAAAAAATTGATATAATATTTATTTTTTTAATAAATAGAATAAATAGTATAAATAATAATAATAATAAAATGACAACTAATTCGAAAGAAGATATAATCAAATCAAACTTGTTACTTTTGGAAAATTCTAGTGTATATTCCACATCATCAAAAAGGCGAATCAAAAAGGAATGTGAAATGTTATATGAAACATATCCGAATTTAGTTTTGTCTTATAATAATAAGCAAATAGTAATGGAAATCACTGAAAATAAAAGCAAATACAAATTTATTTTCACTAATTCATTTCCATTTTTACCTCCTCAAATATATTATAATGGAGAACGCTACTTAGAAGTATTAAGATTAAAATCCGATTTTCAAAAAAAACTAGTAAAAAAACATAAAAATAGGGATTGCTTGTGTTGTGAATCTTATAGTTGTACTGATAATTGGGCGCCTTCTGTAAAACTATTAGACGTTATTGTAGAAGTAAAGAGTAATATAAATTTTAAAAAAACAATGCTGAATGTTTTATTTGCCGAGAAAATTAAACGCAAATATCTTATTGATGATATAGATATTAATTCATATTTAATCTAATTGTCATTGAATTAGCATTATATAATTTTAAGTGTTGAAATTATAATAATCACTACTAACATTGCGTGTAGCGTAACTATAATTTGGATTTTGCGGTGTTGGGTCTGGTATCGTGACTGGTACATAACGGAGCGCTTGTGGTTTCAAAGCAAACGCGTAACTTGCTCTATCAAAAAATAGCGCGTTTTCTTCGAGATAATTATCTACAAATTGATAACGCATTGCTACCATTTGACATCCATATGTTCTACATAAAAGACCACTAGGGTTTGAGGGGTTAGACCCTTTATCTGGGAAAACAATTGTCATATTTTTTGAGTTATATGTGGTCAATTCAGATGCGTCTGGACTATTTTTAACATTATAGTAATCATATGCTCTCATAAAAATCGAATTACTTGTTAAATTAACATATTCTAAAAAATCTTTATTTTCTAAAAAGGTATTGTTAATTTTGTCTACAATTAAAATAATTTTGTTTTGGAAATTTAATAATGGGGTTGTTCCTAAATTGGTTCCGTTACTTTCAAAACTATAATCCTTCCCGAGCATCACAGAATCATATGACTTAAAAATCGCGGCCATCTTAGAATATATCTTATGATTATTACTTTTAATACGTAAATGGATTATAATCGGGTCAGTTGGATTCGGAGAAGTGCCTCCAGCGAAAGCGTAACTATTAATTGTTTTCATCACATCGGCAAAACTAACAGAATTAAATGTTTCTTTGACATAGTTACTATCTTGTGTACTTGTCGCTACAACAGGTTTATCATCAACTGAATATATTTCAAAGTCTAAACAACGAACACCTTGTTTTAGAATTGCTTTTAAATTGCAAATATTGACAAAGTCGTTTTTGTAAGAACCGCCTGAACAAGCGTTATATGCCGTTTTTATATAATAATCATATAAACAACCGGAACAATCTGGATCATTTGATGATATAGGTCTTATATTTCCGTCAACTGAAGGATATAAGGTATTCATATAATCACATTCCGAACTGTCTAGGTTAGTCAATTTAATAATATAAACAATCATAAATATTAATATAATGAAAATAAATGTAAAAATAATATATGTTACAAATGATTGATCCATATTTTTTATTTTGCTTAAATAATCTGTAGGATTTGTTGATGATGACATTAATCTAATATATTAACGCTATTTTTATTTTTTTAATTAATATAATATTTAATCAAATTAGTTAAATAATAATCAATATATATTATACATATCATGCCTGGAGGATTATTAAACTTAGTTTCAGAAGGACAGCAAAATATTATATTAAATGGAAACCCTGAGAAGACATTTTGGAAGACAACATATAAAAAATATACTAATTTCGGAAAACAAACTTTTAGACTTGATTATGAAGGTACACCAACACTAAACTTAACGACTGAATCTACTTTTGTATTTAAAGTAAAACGCTACGCTGATCTTCTTATGGATTGTTATATTTCTATAGCGATGCCGACAATTTGGAGTCCGATTTTCCCTCCTCAAACCGTTGTTCAATCAGATGGAACCACAGTATATACCGATTGGGCTTCATATGGGTTCAAATGGATAGATAACCTTGGCGCTCAAATGATTGATAGAATTACGATTACTTGTGGTAACCAAAAATTACAAGAATATTCGGGTCGTTATATTTTGGCGTCGGTCCAAAGAGATTTTAGTGGTCAAAAAATTAATCTATTTAATGAAATGATTGGGCAAGTTCCTGAAATGAATAATCCGGCAAATGCGGGTACACATGTGAATTCATATCCAAACGCGTTTTACACAGATAATCCGGCGGGAGCACAACCATCTATTATGGGAAGAATATTGTATATTCCGCTTGGCGCTTGGTTTAACCTAAAAACACAGAATGCGTTTCCTTTAGTAGCGCTACAATATAATGAACTCCATATAAGCGTTACATTTAAACCGATTAATCAAATTTTTACTATACGTGATGTAATGGATTATACGAATAGTTTCCCTTATGTTGCGCCGAATTTTAATCAATATTATATGCAATTTTATCGATTTTTACAAACCCCGCCAGATGAACAATTGGGTCCTACATCCTATGTTGATACAAGAACAAATTGGAACGCTGACATACATTTAGTTTGTAATTATTGTTTTCTCTCTAATGATGAATCGAAATTATTTGCTAAAAACGAGCAGAAATATTTGATTAAACAAATTTATGAAAAACCGTATTATAATGTTACGGGTCAAAATAAGATACAAATAGATTCTATTGGCATGGTAATTAGTTGGATGTTTTATTTTCAAAGAAGTGATGTTAATTTACGGAATGAATGGTCGAATTACACCAATTGGCCGTATAATTATATGCCGGTGGATATTAGTCCGGCGCCAAGTGGAGGAGATTACCCGAATCCAGATCTTACACCACCAAGTCCGCCGTTTATTGGGCCTGGAACAAATCCTGATGGTACATTGTCAGGATTAATGATAACTGGTATATATAATCAACAAAACACGAAAAATATTCTTCTGTCTTTAGGAATTTTATTGGATGGACAATATAGAGAAAATATGTTGCCTGCGGGGGTGTATAATTATATTGAAAAATATACTAGAACAGATGGGTTTGCACCTGATGGATTGTATTGCTATAATTTTTGTTTAGATACGTCTCCATATTCATTACAACCATCCGGCGCTATGAATATGAGTAGATTTACAAATGTCGAATTTGAATTTGTAACAATTCACCCGCCGGTTGATCCATATGCTCAAGTTTTGACAATTTGTAACCCAGAAACGGGTGAAATAATTGGTGTAAATAAACCTACATGGCGCATTTATGAATATAATTATGATTTATATGTTATAGAAGAAAGAGTAAATATGGTTATCTTTGTTGGTGGTAATGCGGGATTGTTATACGCTACTTAGAAGTTATACGCTACTTAAAAGTTATACGCTACTTAGAAGTTATACGCTACTTAAATTTTATAATACTTAAGCATTTTTTTTGGTAAAATTAATATATTTAATATAATTATAATGGCGACTTACACATTGAATAATGTGAACTACTCTTACGTAGTAGATTCTGGCGTTGCTACAGTAGGAGTATCTGCTTCTGCTTCTGGAGATGTAACAATTTTGTCTAGTTTTGTCCAAAACAGTGTAACCTATAATGTCACAAGTGTTGGCGCAAGTGCGTTCCATGGATGCTATGGTTTAACAAGTGTTACAATTGGTTCTACCATTACAAGTATTGCCGCAACTGCTTTCTATGCTTGCTCTGGTTTAAGAACTATTACCATTCCATCATCTGTTACAAGTATTGGTGAACAATCTTTCGTTGCTTGCTCTGGTTTAACAAGCGTTACTATTCCAAATTCAGTTACAAGTATTGGCGCAAGTGCTTTCCAAGGATGCTCTGGTTTAATTAACATTGTTATGAACGCATATATAAGTAATTTTTCATCTGTATTTCCAGCAAATGTGAATGCCGTAGGTCTCCAATTTACTTTCAATTATGTTGGAACAGTTCCTGTGTGCGGCGCACGTTCTAATTTAGCAGGTGTTACATTTGGTTCTACCATTACAAGTATTGGCGCAAGTGCTTTCCAAGGTTGCTCTGGTTTAACAACTATTACCATTCCATCATCGGTTACAACCATTGGCAATAATGCGTTTACAAGTTGTTCAGGGTTAACAAGCGTTACTATTCCAAATTCAGTTACAAGTATTGGCGCAAGTGCTTTCTATGCTTGCTCTGGTTTAACAAGCGTTACTATTCCAAATTCAGTTACAAGTATTGGCGCAGATGCTTTCGTTGCTTGCTCTGGTTTAACAAGTATCACTATTCCATCATCTGTTACAAGTATTGGCGAACGATCTTTCGATGGTTGCTCTGGTTTGACAAGTGTTACCATTCCATCATCTGTTACAAGTATTGGCGA